GGGATCAGTCCCACCCGATCCCCTCTCTCTCTTCCTCACCGGCGATATGCCGATCTTTTAAAGATATATATTTAATTAATATTTGTCTACATATAATTTTTCACATCGACATTGATAGTATTCCATTCTGCGATAATCTTGTGGGTTGCTAAGTACGAGTCATCTCTTTGTAATAAGGCAATGGCTAATTTTTTCTTTGGCATTTTTTTCAAAACTAATTTTTCGAAATAAATCGAATGTATACTTTTATCGCCTTCTAAAACATCTTCTGTATGCTCTTTAACAAGAGCATTGTATAATTTTTTAGCTTCTTTGAAGTTGCCAGATACGTGCATTTCATCCCATCCACCACCTGATCGAGCATCTTCTGATTCTCCTAAAATGTGTATTCTATATAATATCATTGTTGTTATCCTGTTGTTAGCCCCCCGGAGGGGGCGGTCGTTGTTATTTGTTTAATAAGTCCATTATTTTCCAATAGTTATCGTAAGAATAAGTTCTAACTGTACTTGCACGATAAGGCCATGGATTTTCTTGTGCTCGATCAGGCCGTTGGTGTTCAAAAGCCATTACATAACAATATTGTAATTCACCCCAAAGATCGCCATCATAAATATTACCTGGATTTTTTATAGCTTCCGAAAATTGTAATCCAAGGGCATCATTTTTTTTGGATAACATTACTAAGTAATTTGTTAATTCATTAAGTTGTCTTATTTCTTGATTTGTCATTATCGTTTCCCTGTTGTTGTTGGTTGGTATATTCAGTATATATAAAATATTATCTTATGCAACAAGTATTTTTATATATTTTCAAATAAAACATAAAACACCGGATATTAGGGGCTTTTAGTTTACAACTTTTCCAAGCACACAGAGATCAACATTGACCTCCTGACGGCCTATCGAGTAACTATGAGCCGTAACCATGCCCCTCAGGCCGTCAGAGGTATCGACAAAGACATTAATAAATTTAGTTCTCAATTCGACGATGTCGCCAACACAGAGAAAAGCATATTTCAAAGGTAATGTAATATTTATTTTGGTATAGAAACGACGATCAAAAGGAAACATTCTTTTTCCGTCGGCCTGCGCGGACTGTTGCCTTTTTGCCATTTCCGTATAAGGTGAATAGCCATAAGTAAAAGCATTATTACGGGTTATTTCAGATAACGCAGGCAAAACTAACAATTCCGTAGGAAGGGTATAGATTAAACTTGTATTTGCCGCTTCTGTTGTTTGCCCGTAAATATGCCGGGCTCTTTTGTAAATCGCCTTTTGATTTGGGCTGAACATATCGATCTTGTTGATCGATATCATCTGCTCGTCTCTAATATAGGCCGAAATATTCGTGGCATTGTTCGGGTTACGGCTACCCCTCCAGGTAATCGAATCCTGCCTATATACCGGAAACTGGCCCGTCCTCGTGCAGTTCTGGATAAACTCCCTGATTCCATTGTTCCATCCTGTCGTTTTAGTTAGGTTCCAAATATAGGGGTTTGTAGCCTCATCCGTGCTTTTTATGTATTTCTGATTACGGGCATCCCCGAGATCGTAGATGTCCTCCTTTAGGAATCCGCCAAACGTCCAGCTTTTTGGGTACTTGTCAAAGTAATTACTGTTGTTTCCATCTCTTGATAGAAGCAATTTACCGAAGATTTCATATGGTTTACCCTTGAGTAATACCGCAGTATACACGCTGGAATTGATCGGCATATCCTGACATACCTTGAGGGACGGATACTCCTTGTCGGATGTCGTGTAGGTCTTTGATAGGGTCAGATATCCCTGTGCGCTGCCGGGGCTGGTTTGGGTTGCGGCTGAGTAAGTAATATAGAACTCATCCGACCCCACCACGCATCGGGCCAAGCCGTTCTCTCCGTGCTCCTTGTTATCCATAAAAGGCCGGATCTCATCAAGTACTATAGTAGTGGGAAAATTGCCGCCGGAATTATTCCACGCCGTCGTATTCTTGGCTTCAAATCCATTATCATAGAACCATTGTGTCTTGTCCGGGTTCTCTGCTGTTCCATCCCCTACCTCGGCGGAAGCCCGCGCCGTCATTGCCGTCAGTATATCCACAAAATCAAGTCGCCAATTGTTCAAATATCCGCTTATTCCCCTTAACTGGCCAATTGCGATCCTTTCCTTAATCCCGTTTATTATGCAATACAATTCCGCTATGCTTCCCTTTCTCACGGCCGGGAAAAGATAGGTGATGTCGCCGACAAGAGGAACCGACCACGAGCCAAAAGAAATGTTCCAGGTTTGCGGGATCACGGTGCAAGATGAGATTGTAGGACCTTCATCGCTAATCTGTAAAGTTACATTACTGGCAAATCCACCGGTCACCGTTGCGGTATCACCGGCGAAATTGGGCATATTTGCAAATCTCAATATATATTTAGGGGTAACATTGGATGCGCCCAAAGATTTGATAAATGATTGACTCCAGGCCATTAGTTACCCCAATTTGTCCAGTGGTTCCAAGGTTTGTTCTGCACTGTCTCAAAGGTATCCTCTAGATCAAGCCCTAAATTGGGCGGACTATCAAGGGTTACCGAAGAGGAGGCACCGCCAAATACCTCACCAGGATTACCAACAATGCCCGGCCCGTCAATTACATAGCTGCTAACCCCTGAAGGGGAATAATCGCTATCAATGGTTGGATGAAATCCATACCAATTCGAGTAATCAGGGGTAAGCCGAATCTCCAAAGACCACGCGATCCCGTGTTCGTTTGTGATGATACTTTTGCCCCGGTCGGCCTCCAGCCTCTTGAGCATGGGCCAGAAGCGATACCAGCGCATCCATACAGATGAATTATAGGTAAAGTTTATAGCTCTATCCACCGTAAGAGAGCCCCCCACAGTACTTCCAAAATTGGCATCTACCGCGCTAATCTTGCACATCTCATATAATGCCCCGGGTGGCTGTGTCTCCAGTGCTACATAATCATTAACGGAGGGATTAATCCCGTAACCGATCAGATTGTAGAATGGATTGTTAAAGCATTGTAGAGTAGTGTCACCGCCGAAAGGGTTGACCTTGAGCGGAAAACAAAAGGATTTCGTATGATCTGCGGTAAAGGCAACCGAATAGCCCCGGTCTAGGTGGTTCTGCAGTGCAGCAAACTTATGGGCCAGATCCTCGCCACCCTGAAAACGATCCCGTACAATCGTGATCACTTCCCTGTTAAGTTGCGTAGTGGTTGATATACGCCCGTTCATAGTTTGCCCGGATGAACTGGTATACTCCCAATCGGAATATAGCTCGGCCAAATCCTCGCCGAGATCTATTGTTATCAACTGGTTTCCAGTGGGCTGGGGATAATAAAAGAATTTTGCGCTCATGCCGTCTCTCCGAATAGGGTACTTGTCGAGGTGCCGAAGTCCTGGAATTGCCTCTCTATTTTTCTAACTATTTCATTTATAGCATTCCTTTCAACCACATCGGCATGTATGTTTATAACGACTCCGCCGCCTCCGCCTCTCTCGTTCATGATCCGCTTGACGCCCTGGGGCATAGCTCCGGATTCCGAGACTACGAACTCGTTACGGTGGAGTTGTGCCATCTGATCCCGCATCCCGGTAAATCTTATCCCTGATCGTGCAGAAATAAACCGCCCGCCTTTTCTCATGCTGTTCATTCTCTGCAATCCCTCCAGAGCCTTTTGATCTCTTTCTTTTTGCTCGGATGGGCTTAAATTACTATAGGATTTTTCGTTATCGTCGTCGGATTTCCAGAACTTCAAAGCATTTACTATCACTTCCCCGAGCCATCTAAACCAGTTAACAACGGCTTTGCCCATTGATTCGATAATCAGGACAGGCAGTTTGAAAAGAGATTTGGCTATGTTGGCCGCTAATTTTGCGAGCATAGGAGGCAAGACCTCTATCAGGATCACGGGTAATTCTGAGATGGCAAGACTGATAAACTGTGCCATATTTTCAAGTCTTGTGCGCACCATATCCTTTCTTGCTTCCTCCTTGATCTTTTCTATTTCCGATGTAGATAGCCCTCTTTTTATTGCTTCGATTTCTTCATCTGTTAATTTTTCCCCGGTAGCTCTTTCCTGTGCTTCGATCAAATTATTTATGTGCTTCTCCAGGGCTTCATTTTCCGCACTTGCTAAACTCTCGCCGAGTTGCTCAAGTCCAGATATGATCGAACCAAAACCGCCAGCAAGATCAGCAGTGCTTTCCCCAATTGTTCCCCTTTCGACCAATTGATCTATTATTCCCGACATCCCACCAACAATATCACCACCGGCGATCTCTAATATATTAGTTGCAATGTTAAGAGTTATTTTAGTTCTTGCTAGCTTTTCAGCCTCAACAATTGCCTCCTCGATCTTAACTGCCATATTGCCAAGGCCATCATCTAAAGAGACCCCTATGTTTTTAATTAAAGAATCAAATTCCTTGGCCAATTCCAGATCGAATAAGCCCGTCCAGATTAGATCAAGATCTCCAGATTCCTTTTGAAGCCTTACTACAGCATCTGAGATACGCTCCATTTCATTTTTTGCATCATGTGCACTAATTTCATTTTTTGCCAATTGCTTTTCGATTTCCATCATCGAATTAATAATCTCATCTGATTCATCGATGACATTTTTGAGGGCTTTGGCTTCCTCCTGGCTTCCATCCTTTATAATTTTATCTCTTTTTTGGGTTACCGCGTTTAGATTTTCTTGTGCCAATATTTGTTCTTTGGTTAGATCTGTTCCCTCTACGATTCCATCCGTGATCTTTTTGTATTTTAAAATCTGCTGCTCGAGTTCAAAGATTGTCCTCATCTGCGGCAACATTGCATCTTTTAATAATTGTATACGATCACGTATCAGATCCTGTAAAACTTGTTCTTTTTCTATTTCTTCTTTTGTTTTTGTAGATCCATCACCACCACGATCTACTCCTCCGCCAGCTCCGCCCGTAGGGGGAACATATGGAGAAAATTCCGGGGCAGGTGTGTCTACCCTATAAGCATCCGCACCCGCAGCCCTGTACTCTATTTCTCCCCCTCTTGTTAGCCTCATCCCTCGGGTAGTCAAATCTGCGTATTCCGGCGATATTCTCGATAATATGCCGTGCATGTCTATACCTCCACCCCAATGGTGTTCTAAAGGGTCCGACATAAATGCAAAAGCCTCCTTAAGGGTTTCCCAAATCGGTTTAATCTGCTTCCAAAGATCTTGAAAAAATTTACCTACGCTTACACCCCATTCCGGTAACTTCTGAGCTAAAGCCGATAATGATGCACCGATACCCTTTTCTCCGGTTATCCCTTCGGCCAGTGCAGTGATGAAAGACATAATACCAAGTTTAACTTCAGCCCATCCGCGCTGGAATTCCTGCGCTTTTCTAATTCCGTTCTCATCAAGTGCCGGACCCAATTCCTTTGCCTTGGAAACAAAATCATCCATGCTTTGTAGGGCTCCGGATTGGATTAGCATCCCCCCGGCTTGACGGCCAAATAATTCCATAGCAATTGCGTTTGCTCTTTGCTGATCCTCCATTGATCCCAAAGATCTAATTACATCATTAAAAACGTCCCCACTATCACGCATTTTCTTTGTTACATCATCTTCAACCTTTACGCCCAACTGCTCGAAAAGCTCGGCAGCCCTGCCGGTTCCCCTTTGTACCTCCAGGAGCTTGGGAAGAAATCGATCCATCCCCCTTTCCACGCTTTCGAAACTCGCCCCGCTACCTTCCGCCGCAAGTTTCAACCCCGCCAATTGTTCGGCTGCTATACCCGTACGGGCTGACATATCAACCAATTGATTAACGTAATCCGCTTGGGTTTTAAGCAAAGCAAAGAAACCCGCACCGAGCAAACCAACAGCCGTTCCCATCCCCATTAAACCAGAAGTAAGGGAGCCAATGGCGGCTTTGGCCTTTAGCGCGGAAGCCCCTAATTTCTGAAAAGACCTTTGACCTTTTGCCCCTGTTTTAATCAATTCCACCTGTGTTTTTTTAAGCTCACCAGATAGCTGTTTAATTGATACCTTACCCTTGTTAGTATTAATCTTTAGGACGTACTCTACAATGTTATCGGAGGCCATAAATCACCTATGGGGCATTAACAAGATCCATTATGGATATGTTAGGAAATATCATAGCCTTTTTTCGCCTGTTATGCCTCATTGCCTGTTCTAATCGTTGACCTTTAAATTGTAGGCATTGAGCATTAAATAGAATCTCTTTCCAACTCAGCCCAAGGAGATCAGAAGGGAGACAACTATAATGAGTTGCAATAAGATCAAAGATTTGAAATATTTCTTTATCTTCTTCAAACCGCCCCCCTTATCGCATCGGCGGCTTTTTTGTGTCCCTGCAGGCATAGCTCCAGCATATTCGCCCGATCCTCTTCGGTAAACATACCCACCCATAAACGGTTCTGACTGGCTTTTTGCTGCTTCTCATCGTGGCAAACGCTCATATCCTGCCAGGTAACCCCGTCATCCATTGACCCGCTACAAATGCATTGACAAAGAACCTTATCCTGATTCCTCGCCATCTTCAAAATCTTATCCGCATCAAAGTTCTTGAGTGCATCGAATAGGTCGTCGGCGTTATCCTCGTTTACGTCCTTTTTGCTGTTGATGCTCTGGATCATCTCGAGGTCTTTTCTTGACGCAATACCTGAGGCTATGAGGGCCGCGCTAATGCCTACGGTCTGGCTTTCTATGGGTGATAGAATACGCCCCTTGATGATGAGCTTACCGCCAAAGGCCGGATAACTCCAGCGGCTATTCTGTATGATCTCGTTAAGTAATGCCTTCATAATTCCACCTATTTTTTGCATTAATATATATATATGATTATTTAATTATTGGATATGAAATCCGACATAGAGAATTGAACAGGCTCTATTTTTCCTTTTCGCCCTACGGGGCGTTTTTTTAATTGGCCGTTGCGGATGAGTCTTGATTGATAACAATTATCTTTACGGCTCCAGGCTGAACAGAATCGGCGAAACCCTTGAAAGTCGCCGTCCTCTCGAGTCTTCCGGCGGTTGTTATGTCGTCGTTGTACTCCATACAGACGGCATTATAGAGATAAACCTGGAACTCGTCCGCGCCGTTTACAAAGGTAAAAGTAAGATCTGAAGCGGTACCATTCAGATGCGCATCGTAAATGTTCTGATCCTCAAGACCACATGTAACCGTAAGAGTTACCTCTCTAATATCGTTTACGTCCGGGCTGGCGGTCAATGTAGAGCCAAGTACGTACCTTGTTTCAAGCTTGTTATCAATGGTTAATTCGAAGCTGTATAGACTATATGTTTGTGAGTCATAACTCATAGTCCCGGCCTGATAGTGGTATACCTGCTCTCCGTCTCCATAGGTGGCAGTAATACCACTTGTTCTCGCGTTACTGGTTTGTGCTATGACATCCATACTAAGCTTTGCCTCTTCTCCGGCATTGGCTGAGATTGTCATACTTGAGATCATGCACCCCTTGAATTGCTCCATCTTACCGGATCCGCGCTGAAACTTGATCCCAAAGGTTGGCAGATCGGTTGTATCTGCGGCGTATTGGTGCGTATAAGGTCCGCTTCCAGTGGTAGAAGCTGAACCAAGAGCATTTTTTATCCATACGCCCACGCCCTCGTATTGTAGCGGTACCTCTACCGTTCCAGATGCAAGCGTCGAAACCTTGAATTGCCCCCTTGCGAAACCCCCGTCCGTGGTTGTCAATACAGAGGTCTGCACCCTTTCCTCCACCCTTTTAAGAGTACATGAAAAGATCCGATTATATACATCAAAGGTTAATCCGCTTGCATCTCCGTAAGTAGATTCCGCGTTACTCGATACGTTTACAAATGCGTTACGTCCAAATTCCAAAGCCATTACAGCCTCCTTTTATTTTATGATATTGGGTAAAGGTTTCGCACTTGCAAGAGTGCATTTAGTGATAGTTTTTGGTTGAAGTTTGTTCCATGGGTCTGGATCAGTGCATTAACGGTATAATCCACGTCATTGGAGCCCTCAGCGACACATACGCCGATCCATCCAGGGATAACCGCCGTTAACTCTTCCTTTAGTCGATCCGTATGGGTTGCGCCTGCGGAATCATAGCTAAAGACCTGGACATATTGCACCGTCTCAAGTCCCAGCTTCGAATTATAGGGCTGTATCCTGGAGGCCATCAAGGAGCCGACCCGAAACCATATATAGCACTCATCGGCCGGTGTTTTCTGAAATGTATTGGCTGGAGTTGTAGCCCCATTCCGAGGTAATGGATCACCCACTACGCGTAGAGATGGAGCATTTAGGAAGATTTTGGCATCCTTCGGCCCGGATGGGCTGAAGCTGCTACCCAAAGAACTGGCCTGATCGGGGTTATTATAGTAAAGCCACACAACATTAATCGCATCCAAGGAGCCAAAAGTAACATTATCGAGAGACATCTGACATACCCGATTTGCCTTGGAAAATGAAGCTGCCGTGATCTGGAAGGTTAGTAGGTTTCCAAGCCCATCGGCTACCACAATATCATAGCCATCCGCTCGGATGTTCTCCCAGAAATCATCCCAGTCTGCGGGGATATTAAACTGTACATCGGCCGCCCCAGAACCAGAACTGCCACCGAGGCAATTAACCGCAACGGGCCAGCGAGATTTCCAATTTGAATTATACCATGACATAGCTATGTCCCATCGTCGGATTGATATTTAATTGATACTCTAATAAAGCCAATTCCGCAAGTATCAACGCCGTAGGCGTCTCCTTCTATGGCCGTAAAATCACACTTGATATCATCAACAAGAGAGCCGAGGCCGAGACGCCGATCCGCTGTCAATGCCTTTATCATGTCTGAACACGTGTTCAGTGCCTGATCGTTTCGCTGGGTGGGGTTCTTGCCGTTTACAAATGCAAATATTTCATATATTGCCGTACCTTGGAAGCGTCCTAATGTTGGTCCGTAGTCCTCGATAGAATCCACGAAACGAACACAGGCATGGGGAATCATGATGGGCTCTGGTTCGATTCCACGGATCACTCTGTTTGTAAAGTCGATCATGCTGTAACCCGTTGCAAAATTAACCCCGATCAATTCCTCTATTTTCTTGTGGATGGCTACAATTCTACTATCGGGCATTCTGCGCCCCTAATACAGCCCCGAGGAGCTTCTTAAAGTATTGCATATCAAAGGCCTTTTCGGAACGGCTCATAATAGCCCTTTCGGAATATGGAGTAGTCTGGCCTATGCCTTGGTTGCGCTGCCATGATCTAATCGTTCTATATAGGTATCTACGCGCCTGTATTCCCCTATTGCCTGCCCGCGGACGTGTTCCCTTTTCCACGTATACCGCATAGCTCCTACCATCGCTGCCAGTTTTCAACCCCTCGCCCGCTTGAAGTCTTAATTCAAGCCCTTCCGCCGTTCTTTTTGAGTCCACCCTAATGGATCGCATCAAATCCCCGGTGATCTTATTGGGCCACCCTGTAAGGCTTACCTCTTTAATAGCCCGTAATTTGATGGTAGCCCTCAGTCTCTTGATGTGGCGATCAAGCTTCTGATTCATCGTCATTCCCTGCTTATCGATGCGCCGTATGAATTGCTCGTAGGTAATCACAGGATCATCCCCGGGACCCGATAGGGATTGAGGAACTCCTTAACCTCTTCCGGCATTGACTTCTTTGATAGTCGAACACTGCCTGAGCGGGTGTTCAGTGATTCCTTTCCCTGGCTGACCTTGTTGCGGTGCAACATGGAAGCATAGACACAGATCGCATGAGTAAGATCAGTGGGTAAAGTGCCAGCAGTAAAACCGGCTGTAAGTGTTACCTTGTTAGCCCTTCTACCAACCGAAAAATTACGGCTGACATCTGGCACCTTTAGAACAATCCGCCCCAGTGCCTTCTCCAGGTCATAGGTAGTAGCGTCTATCAATGTAGATGAGTCGTATTGTCTTGATGCATCTGCATAAATTGAAGCTATGGCCGTAACCGGGGCAATAGGCAATTGTAGGGTATAGGGGTCGTTAACCATGGGGGAATCAACGTAAAGGGTATAACTTGCACTCTCAAGGCTCGGGGATAGGGCAGTATCCAGCCACGGAAAGCCCAGATAATTAGCAACGGCCTTCTCCACCCGGTCGAGCAAATTACCAAGTTGGGTATCAATCTCGGTGTTATCAGCTATTTCGGGCAGGTATTCTCTAAGAGTTGCGACCGTTACAAGGCTCATGATCTATCCAAATGAAAAAAGGGTGGACATAAAAATATATATATAATTATGTCCACCCGTATTAATTAAATCGCTTGTGTATTGTACATGTAGGCAACGTTGGTTGCACTATCTTGATCTGCACTTGCCAGGGTCTTTCTGACCGTTGCAACGATTTCCAGCGCACCCGAGGCGATTTCCTTGGCTGTCTCGATGATGATACCAGATTTCTGGTAATTAACCCATGACGACTTGTTGACACAAAGAACACCTGATTTAGTCTTGGTAATGTTGTCATAGAATCCAGAGGCATTCAAGTCATTGCCCATAAATCTGGAAAGCACAATTGGGACCCCATAGATGGATCCTAGCTGGCCGGTGAGCACTGTTGCGGCGGGGCCGAAGGTATCGACGGTTTTTACTTCACTCAATCCCATGAATTCCTTGATGAAATATTCGGGTGAAACGATAAGCATCAAGCCCTGAGCGGCTGCCATCTCTCCAGTCTTGCTAATCAATTCCAGAACCTTCGCACCTGTAAGCGCGGCCGCCCCCAAATCGATTTCTGTGTTTTTCCGTGCAGGATGGCAGAAATAACGCAGGCCGTTGAACGTTTTTCTGTGGTCGCTTGCATCGACGAAACTGGCCCCGCCCCACCTACTTCTAATGTTCCAATTATTACGCCCTGTGTCCTGAGAAGCCGCGAATAGCCGGGCATCTCCGTTAATTACGCAATCCTCGTAAGCGTCAGTAAGATCCGCCCCGATCTGCTTGGTAAGCATCGGAACCATCTGCACGGCCTGATCCTCGATTAGATCCGTATCGACACGATAGCGGGCAGCTAGTCCGGTAATGCTGATCGTAGCCTGTGCTGACTGTGGAGTACTGGCAAGGAAAGCATTATCATCTACGGTATCAGATGATACTGTACCGCGGATGAAAGGCCGGCCGCCGTAGTTCATTCTGGGAATGAGGACGGTTGGACGATCTACCTCAATGGTAGCAAACTCGTCAGCCAGTGTTCTCGGTGTCATATATTCCTGGTACATTGATTCCCGGAACTCATCGGGTACCCATTCGCCACCTTGACCGGCTGTATCATATAATGATTTTGAGATTACATCACGCAAAAAAGCAGGAGCCTTTTGGAGGTGGCTTACTAATTTTGCATCTGTTTTAGGCGTATTCTTACAGATCATCTTTGCCATGCTTCGCACCTGGCAAATCTCTTTAAGCTCGGCATGCCATTGCGAATGGTTTTCCTTGGTATCAAGGAGACCCTTTGCGGTGATATTGACATTACCATAACCATGTAAATTTACGCTTTTCTTGGTGGTTGTAAGCTGAAGCGATCCATCCTGATTAATGTATTGCTTTAGGCCTGCCTCACTACCTTCTATGATGATAGGCTTTGCAGAGCTTTCCTGGACTGCTCTGACGGCTTCATTCAGATCCTTGACCTGTGTATCAAGGTTCTCCAGCCGCGTGCTATTAGTGGTCTGATTTTGTCTAATGCTCTTGATAATTTCCTGAGCTTTTAACTGGTTATTTTCCATTTTTATCCTCATGGTATGGTTGGTTAATAGGCAATTAAAGCCCGGATTAGTTCATCGTTAAAATCTTTTACTTTGTCTTTATCTTCTTCTTCTTCTTCGTATCCATAGCCCGCGCTACCTTGTTCCTCAAGTGGTTCCACGGGTTCCTCGTCTTGTTCCTCATGTTCCTCGGCTTTCGCATAGGTGATAACATACTTTCCATCCTCTTCCATCACCTGAAGAATATGCTTTGATACAAGCCGGGCAAAATGATCAAGGGCATCCACATCCATGGATTTGGCGGCGGTTGCCTCCCCATTAGCTGGGATCGTCACTATGGAGACCTCCAGGAGTTCCGCACTTTCGAAATATGTTCCACGCTCGCCATAATACTTAGACTCAATCGGTAGACTGTTACGATCATAGGCCTTGATCGGATTAAAACCAACGGATACCGCATTGAGAAAACCGCCGTCTACCTTGGATTTAACCTGCTGGGCAAACTCGTCTTTTTCATCAAAGGTAACATCGATCATAAGTTTCCCATCAATAACATCCACAGATCCCCGGCCTATGGGAAGGGCGCGGCTATCATGGTTAAAGAGGATCACCGGGTTTTTTTCGTAGGCATCGAGTTTCCAGCCCGATTGATTTATGACGTCCCCCATACGGTCGACGTTATCGGAGCTTGCCACAAATGTAGAACTTTTCTCCATTGCGGTCTTAACTCTCATGCACTGCAAATCTTTTTTTATCATAGTAGATCCATTTTTACGTTTTTGAATTTCTTCCTGTATCAAGTTTTTCATGTAGCTCAAGCCACGAGATCCAATCACCAACCATTTAATCTGTGCAACGGTTCCGGCTATTCTGTAGTCTTTTAAATGCCTCGCCGCCCAGGCTTCTCTTTTTCGAACTGCTTTCTCTTGTGTTGATGTTTCTACCTTGCCATCATTCTGGGCTATCGGGTAGAGCCTTCTAAATTGGTTATTACCTTCGATGTTTCCACCAAGTCGCCATATATCAGGATAATTTTTTTTAAGGTCGAGAGCATACTGAAATGGAAAACTTTTGTGATTACTATTTCGTAAAGAGACTTTTTTGGTATCCCCTTTTTTCGGAAAATTAGTAATTTCTTGTTTTGTGATCATGATGAAATATATATTTTTTTTGTTAAACTTGCAATTATTGTATTTAATAAAATATTATGTCCGATCCTGATCCGTCGCACCGGCTCTGGGAGACGATCCAGGGTTGCGGCTGCTCAGTGGTCGATCATCGTAGAAATATTCGGCATCCACGACCGTGACACAACGACAATTGCAATCCAGGGAAGCCACCCCGAACCCCCCAGGGTACTGGGTGGAACCTCCAGAGGTTTCAAAATAATCATTAATACCGATGCGTACCCCATCCAATTCCTCATGCTCTGGTCTTACATCAGCATCATTTTCGGTAATCCATTCCTTTCTCGTCTCCACCTGCGGATCGTCCTCGCTAATGGTCTGGCCAGCCTGCACGGCTGAATTATTCAAAAGGATCGTGGATTCCGTCCGTCCTATCACGTCAGCCCTTGAGGGTGCAAAGGCACTGGAGGCGGCCAATTTAGCGGCTACATCCTTCTTGTCCTCACTTGGTGCCACCTTAGCCAATAACTTCGCTAATTTGCGGTACGTCGTCTCAATGATGCGTGATCTCATTAAAAGATAAAAGGCTATCCATTTTCCCAGGGTTCCTTCGCTCGGCTGGTTTTCTGGTAGCTCGATCTCCTTGTGATGATACCCCTTCTTGAGTTGCCTCCGCATCCGTGCATATTCGGAATTGAAATTACTTTGATAGATCGACTTAAAGAGCTTGCGCAGTTTCTCATCTGCGATCTCCTGCATTTCGGATTTGGGTATGATGCTCTCTGGAGTTGCTCCGAGTTCATCCATATCATCAAACCGATCCAGGGTCTTCTTTTTTACAGCCCTCAGAAAACTAGCCGAAGCCCGGACTAATTTACCCTCAGCGGGTGCCTGCTTCTCCACTATCCACTTATACCAGATCTGCTTCCTTCTCGCCTTACCTTCATCAATATCAGATTTAAATATATATTCAGATAGAATTTTCTCTTCTTCCTCCTCTACCTCGGTATCCTGGAGGGTTATGGAGGGCTCTATAGGGGCATCCTCGAGGCCTTCGTAGGCATAGGCCGCAATAGGGCTCATTCCATTCCTGATGTGGCTCTCTATGCGTTCCAGGGCTTCCTTCCTATCATCAAGAGCAGAGATCCTAGAGAAGTCGTGCACGATCCTAAAGTCAGCCGACCAGAGCCGCGCCAATTGAGTATATACGGTTTCCAGCCTTTTGGCTTTGTGCATCTGGTTAGTCCAGTAGGTCTTTCTTTGCTCCATAGCGGTGCTATAGTTGGCTGAAGGGAGCCCGAGCACCGAGGGACTAATTCCTATTGCCGCACTAATGGATTGCCTGGCCATAGTCCTGGCTTCCTTATACTCCATCTCACGAGGCGACAGGTTCAGCATGTCGATCTTTGCCATGCCAGATAGGGCAATCGCTCCCCCCTTTCTGGCCATTTGGGTATAACTCTGGACTATCTCATCCCGTACCTCTTTAGGCCATACGTCCGCCTCATCGGATGGGCTGATCAGCACGTCAGGCCGACCCTGTGCGGATTGCTGGCTACTTAGCAACATGGCATTTGTGTCCGCCTTGAGTTCTTCGTAGAGGGGCTGGACCGTTCCGGTTCCATAGAGAGATTTCGGGCCCTTGGAATAGCTGGCATTACGCCCCCAAAGAACACGATCTGCCGGATAGATCACGCTCTGGCCATAGCTGGAGTTTTTTATCCCCTTGATCCCGGTGATGTTGTCGGTCACAAATGTTGTTTCCTCCGGATGTAGACGTATGAGGGAAGCGGGTAGCTTACCGGCACCAATTAGAAGAACGTAGAAGGTGCCATTCATGATTAGATCAAGGGTGATCTGCTGCCGGAAAAGGTATCCGTCCATTATGGTAGATGGCTGTTCCAGCAAATCAAGAACGGGATGGGAATCGATTATTTTGGCGTTTTCACCCTTTCCCCTTATGAGTTTAAGGGGTAATGCGCTTAAGTCCTCAGAACAGCGGGTTACGGCCGCGTAGAGATATGCGTGCTCGCCATAGGCCTCCAGGGCTTCCCGTGGCGGAAAGATAGGTCGTGCACCGTGCCCGGTGTCCCAGCTTGCCCCGAGATTGGGTTTCTTCGGTTTGCTCTGCACCTTTTCGGCTTTCTTGGTTTTAAAAATGTCCCAGAATCCCATTAATCACCTCTCAAAAGGATTTTTAATTCGGTTTTAATATCCCTTAATTCGTTCTGGCTTTCGGTGATAAGGATATTTTGTTGCGTGTTGATGTCCTTTAGATCATTTATAGCATTTTTAAGCTCGAGCAGATTGTTGATCCGTTCATTCTGCATATCGGTTTTTTCGTGGTCGTACTTCTCGATCACCGCCTGAAACCTCTCACGCACTTTCTCGGCCTCCGAATATCCCCGGTTCCTGGCGGCTACAAGCTCTTTCTTGTTCTGGAGATATAGCCAGAAGAATATCCCGGCCATGATACCCAGAGATCCATAATCAATGAGATATTCAACTAATCCGTGTTCCAATTCAGCCTCCGACACCTACCCCACTAATAGCCGATATTTGGATGAATCGCATAAAAAAACGCACGGACATTTCTATCCGCGCGTCTCACCACTTGTTCACCGGGGAACATCCTCGATTAAGAAAAACCCGGCCTGATGCCTATAACAAACTATCGATCAGTTTTCATATTTTTTTCCTTTCGTATCATCCCTTGGATCATAAAGGTTCTTTTTTCTTTCGGCCAGATAGCTATTGATTCCGGCTTTGTAACCATAGCTATATGCCATTCCCCCGATAAAGTTGATCAGGTCTTCTATTGGCCTGTCCGGGTCATCCAAAAGTTCTACGAGCCATGGAAAATTATCGATTAGAACATCAAGAATTGCCTCCTCGTATTTCTCCATTAGAAAAGCCTCAATTGCACAGGTTTAAATCTCTTATGATATATGCAATTGTTTATAGTCCGATCCCCATTTTTTGGCACCCTAAAGGGCTTACAATTGGGTATACCCCCATCAGCCCATTCATGGTGTTTTATGCAATACCACCGCATCAGAAAGGCCTCTTGGTTTTTCGATACGCGCTTCTGGCTATCTGCTCGATCCTTTTCTCGCTGGGCTGCAGCTTGTCAATTATGCAGGTCATCACATGCCTCTCTATATCGCAATAGATTCCTCTTTTCTGGTTAGATGTGGTTCTATATATCTCTATATCCACTTCAACCATTTCGGCACGTTCAGCCCAATACCAATTACATAGATATGTGTAACAGAGATCCATGAATTTTCTATAGTCCTCGTGACGGAATGCATACTCCATCATTTGATGCTGTAGCTCTACCATCTGGTGATAGTCCTCCTCTACCTCGTCCGAGGTCAATTCCTCTATTAGCCCTCCAGGGCGGTGCATTCTTTCAAATCGATCAATGTATTCTTTTGTCATGTTGCTGTCCTTGTTGTTGTTCATAAGTATTATATCTAAAATATTATCTTATGCAAGTGTACAAATGAAGATAAATTAAAATAAAACAAAGAACCCCCATAGGCTGGGGGTATTAGCGGCGATCTTTTTTTCGATTAAATCAGATCACACCCATAAGAAGGGCACCAAATACGAGCATTGACATGAAACCGAAACCGGTAACGAATAGATCGATAAATATCTGAATATCTAATTTTGACATGGTTAAAGCTCCTGGACGAGGATGGGGAAAAATTCCCTTTTACATTGATAAGCGTTCAGGTAGTAGGCCCTATGGCTTTCATGCTCATTCTTGACGATTACGACCGGTTTCTGGCCATAACCAAGAGCTACCAGCCTACGAGCTTTCCGATATGCTTCTGTATACGTCATGATCACCCCTCTTCTACGATGTCGAAGAAGTATTTCTTGACAATGATATCGTCAAGCTTTTGATTGTCCTCCAGATAGTGGTAGGCCTCGATCCGTGTCAATACCTTGATGCTTGTACCCTCGATCCAGTTCCCATTCGGAAGCCTTTGGCCGTATTTGGTTTCCCGTTCGCCGTTGCCATATAGGATCCATGATCCCTTATCGGTGACGAACAAATACTCCTTCCACCATTGCCCGGTACCTATATGCCCGCCGCCCCAGTGCTCTGAAATCACCCGGGCCTTTTCCAGGTCGTATCTTTTCCGGTCGATAAAATAGACGCCCGATTTTTTTGCTGTCATTTGGTATACTTGTTGTTTTTTTCGTGCCATGTTCTTTCTCCTTTTTTAGTTCCATAGTTTTTCGGCATATTCAAAATCTTCTGCTTTTTTCAAAATCAATTCATAATCCTGTATTGTTCCCTCAATTTCCTCTTCGGTTAGAGGATCCTCATCGTAATAATTTTTTATAAAATCGTTAACCTCTTCTAGCTTTGTAGTTTCCAGCCAAAGAATTAATTCTCTTATTTCTTCTGGTTTGTTAAATTCGTCAATATCAAACATTTTTTTCTCCGTTGTTGTTATGATAATATCTTATAGTATACATTTTCAAATTGCAAATTATATATGTGTTTATTTTCAAAGCCCTATTCAAAAGGGCTGATCTCTCCGGCCTTGACCTTCTTAATAAACCTGTCAGCGTCGGCCTTTCTCCAGGTTCCAAGCTTCCAGGGATCGCTCCGGAGGTACTCCATATATGAAGCGGGATCGGCTCCGGTTACATCCTTGATGATCTGGAGCAAAGGCTTATAGGCTTCGGCGTCGAAGGCCTTCTTTCTCGGCCGCGTTTGCCGGTGGTACTCATCGGTATCCGCATCCTTCGTGTCATCGATCAGGAATAGGCCGTTACAGGCGTATTTACGTGCGTAACTGGAAGCCGTGCCTGTTATCTGGCTGTCGTCCATTCCCTTCTTGGTTACGGCCTCACGGGCCAGGGCGGTGACAAATACCTGCTCAGTGGGCTCCTCGCAATTGATGATCGTTACAGTCGCCTCCACATAATACCGATCGCCGATTTGGATTATTCTATCGGTTACCAACACGGTACACCCGTGCTCCGAAAGTATCGGCTTGAGTGCCTTGAAAATATCCTCACAACTTCGATAATTGTATTTTCCAAATGTGTTTCTCTTTCCCTTCGGGGCTCTCAAGCCATCCTGGATCAGTCGTAGTTTTTCGTAGATGTTCATTGTTGTTCTCCTTGTTGTTTTTTTTAGATATTGGATATATATTTTTTTATAATGGGGATCACCGCAAGCCTAACGGCTGTAAGCTGCTCCACGGTGTTACCGTATCGATTCGCAAACCATAGGCAATCGAGCAATTCCTCGGCCGCCTCAACCATGATCTCATCTATTGGACGATCCCAATTCTCTTGTAGATACATGTCATTGGCTACCAGATCAGAGACGAACCGGGAGATCAGCACACCCACCTTTTTTAGGGTCTCCTTATCGATCCCACGGCTCCACTTCAGATCAAAGGAAATGAATTTGTGTATGTCCTGGAGATTATAGCGATACTGATCCATGAGAGCCGGAGCCCTATCCGAATATTCATAGTCCAATTCTTGTATTTCTTGTATTGTTTTAACTATCATTGCTGTTCCTTGGTTGTTGTTCTTAAGTATTATAAAATAAAATATTATCTTATGCAACATAATAATTAATCTGATTTTACAGATCCCCACTACTACGGAGTCATAGGGGTGTTATTTTTCAATTACCAAGGTAAAAGAAGCGGGGCTTTCATTGATTTGGCGCAACAGGGCCGCCCTTTCTGCGGGGTTGAGATGGTAGGTGGAAATGATCACCCGATCACCGTCCATCCATGCCGGAAACTCTTGGCCCAGTCCCTTGACGATTACGGAATCCTCCGGGAGTTTGCCATTGCTCAGCCATATTACCGGCAAAGGCTGGCCTTTGTAGCTCTTGGGGGCCTTTCGTTTCTTGATTTTTTTACGCGTGATAATGTAAGTAATTCGCATGATTCCACCCTATACGATTTGATTGATTTTCTTTTGAGCATCATAGATCTTTTGAACCTGCTCATCACTTAGCACAGCATCCCAAAAAGCCACCTCATCGAGGAACTCAGAGAAAACCTGTGTATCATCACCGTCATACGCTCCAATCTCGCCCATGCTCGATCCATCGATAACGGCGTCGGCCTCACCTACAAAAGATCCATTAATGTAAAATCTTGACTTAGTCCCATTTGCGGAGACTGCTATGTGTACCCAACTACTCGATCCCTCGTGGCTGGTCATGCTATAGCCGGACGAGTAAAATGTAGCCCCAGTGTATACGCCCAGATAATTATCTGAAGTATTGTCCGTGATAATGGCGTAGACTGCATTTGATGGCCCCGTACCGGCTCTTTTAAGCAAAGACCCCCAATCCGATCCGGTTCTCTTACTTTTGAAATAGAAGCTCCAGGTATAACAACCAACAAGGGGAACGGCATCCTGTAAAACCGCAGGCCTATGGGTTCCCGTGTTCCCGAACTCAAGGCATTTAGAATCAAATTTTCCCTCTGACGTGTTAAGATCGGCAACCGTGAACTTATTGGATCCAATCTGGCTTTGGGTGGTCGAGCAATCCCAATAATATGTTGGAGATGGGATCGGGGTATTGTCGTCGTAGTCGTGCTCGGGATCGAAATGGATTACCTTGGCCGATGTCGTACAATAACCAACCAGCCTCGCCACCTTTCCCTCTCCGGTTGGTTTGTCGACGGTGATCTGACCGGCAGTTTGCGATAGATACACCGGTTTACCGGCCGAGAAAGTGCCTTCAAAGTAGCTATGAACATCGAAATAGCCCTTTTTAAGGAGCCCGTTCGTGGTTGGCGAGCTACCCAGGGCGATCCCGAGAAGCTGAGTAGATCCAGAGGTGAGGCTGTCGGCGTCGGTTTCCTTCCACGCGGAATCTGTATCAAGATAATAGAGCTTTCCGGCGGTCAGCGAACCAGTGCCGAATTTCATGACCTCGCCCGATCCGGTATCGTTGGAGATTCCGGTTATGTCATCGTAATTAACCTGAGATACCGACACACTCGGAACCGTCAATTGCGAATTAGCAAAGACAAGATCAGCAGAGGCACCAAAAGATCCTGAATTATTAAACTGAATTTGCGTATTAGAACCAGCCGGATCGGCTGAACCGCCACCGCCAGCACTATCCACATAGCTTTTCCTACAAAGATCATTGGCCGAGGCCGGATTAGCATTGACGCTGGGTAATGCGGTGAATGCAAAAACCTGACTAAGATCCAGCTTGTCGGGTGTAATCACCCCATCTTCGATCTGGGTGGCCTGCACAATCGAATTTTTGAAATTTGAGATCGGCATCTTAATTGTTCTCGACGTTCAAAGTTACTGAATCAATATCCATAGTCCCGCTGTTGCCCTTAACAAAGATGTAGAGGGTCTCGGAGGACGAATAGAGAACCGTATCCACGGCGATCACTGCTCCACCACTAAGGGCGGTCGTAACCCCTGCTGAAATGGTTGCGGAGGTATCAGGTAGGATGATCTCATCCCCGTTCTCATCGCTGGAGATCTGAACTGATACGGTGGTGGGGGTACCGCTGCCGGATCGGTTGCTTATGTCCAATTGTATGCTCTTGAGGTTTGATAGAAAATAGCTTCTAAGGCTGAATGATACGCTAACAGACGCCCTTTTTGATGTACTGTAGGCCGTGCCTACTCCGGTTAATCCGCCGCTCACGCATGCAGTGTATTGCTGGCTCATATCTACCCCTTTTTTAATGGTGGGGGGGAACAACTCCCCCCACCCAACAACTAAAAAACAACAAGGACCCCAACAGGGATCGTTCCAATTGTAAAATAAATTGCAAAAATTGTCAATATAATTTGCTTATCATAATATTTTAAGTTACTCAATTAGAGTATCTCTATTAACCTAATAAGTAATTATAATTTATTATATATATATATATATATATATTTAATTAATATATTAATTTACTAGTAATAATAGAACAACCAACAACAACGACACTACCAACAAGGAGAAATCATGACACTGCTTTACAGAATAAATCTGACCGACAAGCAAAGAGAATCCATAACCGAGGAGGAGGCTACATTTGTTAATCTCTTCAATCAATTCCGCTGGGCTTTTCGTCCCGGCAATCCAGAGGATCACCCGATTAACATCTTCCGTAACCTCGACAATCCGAAGGGGCACGACCTGATCGAGGAAATGATCCAGATAAAGAAGCACCTTACCGGCCTACTAAGCAAAAGACCCGGATCGGTATGGAGGGGGCTGGACTGGTCTAAAAGCTTCCAGAATTGGCTAATACGGACGGAGCCGAGAATAAAGCCTGACGACCTTAAGCAGGACATCGTGAAAGGCCAGCAAAAAGGAATACAGAAAAGGCCGTACGAAGATAAAATCGATCTATTTTTGGATAGCTGCATAGATTACAAATGTGTGATCACCGATGAGGACAAAAAAACATATCTGGAATACCTTGCAAGGCTTAAGAAAGACTTTGATCCGCGCGCCGTTGGAAGGCTGTGCAACTGGCATTTTTTCTACGCTGGGCAACCCGAAAAACTCGACTACATGGAAGAGCTTCTCCGACTAAGGATCCAGGAAATTACAGATAATGATCCGGATCTAAAAAAGTTCATTTTTTGGTGCTATCAAATTATGAGTGAAGCCACTAATGCAGGCAGCAATTTGCTGGGCTTACTCACGTATTTTTTCGCCGAATATGTCACCGGTAAGATTGTCATGACAAAAAATCTCACTAAAAAAGAAATCAAAAAAGAGATTAAACTACCAAAAGAAACCCACAGGATCGAAACCGATAACAATTATGTTAAAATCCAATACAGCCCGGAGAAGGTCTACACGCTTCGAGACATTAGGGGAATGATCAAATGATGAATGATTACGAAAAAAAAGTCTATGGTGGAAAGAACTACATAAACGCCATGATCACACTAAGCCACGAGGAACGATCAGAGCTAGAGAAAATTAGTAGGAAAATGAAACATAAAACCATAAATTTGACAATAGAGAAACTACTTAAAAAGGCCATTAGGGGGGAGTCATGATATTATTCTGCAGACATTGCGGACGGATGAACACCGGCGAATATAGCAGCATATCTGACATCAAATGTCAGTCCTGCGGAAAGGGTCAGATGATGGCAAATAATCGAGTTATCGTGGAATGTCCGGCCTGCCACATAGGACAGCCTAAGGATATATGGAATTTCGACGATAAATGCACTAGCTGCGGAGCCGATATCGAGAACCCGCTTCATGAAAAATGTTGGGGTAGAACGGTAAACAAGGGACACAAGTTTACAAAGTTCAGCCTGAATCTGAAGCCCGAGGAACTTAAATGGCTAAAGAAAATGAGTAAAAAGGAAGGCGTGCAGGTAGGCCAGATCATCCGGCTCCTCGTGAGGAAGGAAGGTGGACTGATTTGCCAGCAAAAGAAAGAAAATGCCGAGTAGATAGGTGGATATTTCGGGCTCTAATCTACCCGGCGGAGCCCATAGGATTATAACCAAAGAGGCGAAAAATGGATATAAGAAAAGAATATGTAGACAGCAGGAAAAAAAACGGTATTGCTGCGGAATACATACCTATCGATGATCTCAAACCCGCACCGGACAACCCGAGGATCAACGAGCATGTAGTAGAACGGGTGGCCAAATCGATCAAATCCTACGGATTCGCTGCTCCAATAGTGGCGCAGATGGACGGGACTATTCTTGCCGGTCATACCCGCTGGAAAGCCGCCAAATCGCTTGATATGGACGTTGTACCATGTAGGTATATGGATATAACGGGGGAAAAGGCGAAACTC